AAATAAAACTATATTAGAAAAGCTTCTCCAATGGAAGAGGAGCCCTTTTCTTTTTGTAGAGGAGTGTATAGACTGGCCAAAAGGCCAATCTGTTACACCTCAGCAAGTTGAGGCCTTAAAGGCCCTTCCTCATGCTAAGAGAATTACCATTCGCTCAGGGCATGGCTGTGGAAAGGATTGTCTGGCCGTTTTAGCTTCGTTATGGTTCATGGTCACAAGGCCTTATGCGAAAGTAGTAGTAACAGCTCCTACAAATAGACAGTTAAATGACATTTTTTGGTCAGAGTTATCTAAGTGGTTTAGGCGGAGCAAGGTTCAAGATGAGTTCATTTTACAAAAAGATAAGTTTTTTCATAAAAGTGCTCCAAAAGAATGGTGGATAAGAGCTGTTAGCCCGCAGGCCAGAGCTACTAAGGAGGAACAAGCGGAAACATTGGCTGGATTTCATGGAGACCATCTCTTGATTGTATGCGACGAAGCCTCTGGTATTCCTGATCCAGTGTATGTTCCCTTAGAAGGTGCTATGACGCAAGAAGATAACAAAGTTCTCCTTATAGGAAACATGACCAAGGGAGCTGGTTATTTCTATGACACTCATTTTCATGCAAGCATCAGTAAAAAATGGTGTAGATTACACTGGGATAGCCGAAAAAGTCCTATTGTTTCTAAGGAAACTGTGGAGTACTTTAGGGATAAATATGGAGAAGATTCCAGTATATTTGCCATTAGAATAACAGGCGATCCTCCTAAGTCTGATGAAATGAGCTTCATTCCTCTCTATGCTGCAAGACAATGTTTGGGGAATGAGATAGAGATTGCTGAGGATGAGCCGCTATATCTCTCTGTGGATGTTGCAAGATATGGAGATGATAAGTCTATTATTATGCCAAGGAGAGGATTAAAGATATATCCTTGGGATACACATGTTAAGCTAAACACTATTGACCTTGGTGGGCATATAAATATGCTATATCAGGAGCTTGAAGCTGATGGCCTGGCTATAGATGTAATTGGAGTAGGTGCTGGTGTTACAGACTGGCTTCAAAAGCACGGGCATATTAAGTGCTTTGGTATCAATGTGGCTGAATCTTCAACAGATATAAAGAAATATGATAGATTAAGAGATGAGCTCTGGACTATGGTAAGGGATAAATGTTTAGCTGGAATGTATTCCTTTCCTGAAACGGAAGAGGGAGAAGAGCTTTGTAATGAACTTGCCGCTCCTGGGTACAGTTTTAATGCACATGGAGGTTATAAAGTAGAATCTAAGAGGGAAATGAAGAAAAGAGGCATTAAATCTCCTAATATAGCTGATGCTCTCTGTTTATCTGAATATTTTGGAAACACTGCACATAGAGTGTGGAGTAAGCCTAAAAAGGATAAGGCTAAGCCTTATTACATAAATGATTATATGCAATATTCTCAGTACGGCTGGATGGCAGTTTAATGGCAGAAGGTTCTTGTAACATAAATGAGAGGTTATTTGAGCCTTTAATGAATAACATAATGGAGCCTTTTGACTGTGAAATATCTGACTGTGACTTTAACACGAGAGCTTTTTCTATAAACGGCTCAAGTGAATATATTGACTTCTTTTTTGAAGCTATAAACAATGTTATATCTCATTGGGAATGTTAAGAATATTCAATAATTGAATCTTCTGGATAAAAGGAGTGTATATGAATGATAAGACATTAGTGGTATTAGCAATCTGTTTGCTGGCTATACTGGCTACATATAAGCCAGATTGCCCTGATTTACTGGAGCTTTTCAAGAACTTCGCCTCTGGTCTCTATGGCTTAGTGACTGGTTATACAATTGGGAAGGCTTTTAATAATGGATAATCTAACCACAGGAGCTGGTGTTGGTGGAGGTGGGCTTTTAGGAGCTGCTTTGGCTTGGTTAGGTTCCAGAGCCAGGATTTGCTCTATAGAAAAACGTCTTGATTCTCTTGCAGACCATGTTCAATATGAGCGAACGTGCAACAAGATCCATGAAGCGATGGACAGACGCCTGGAGAACATGGAGGAAATGCAAAAAGAGGTAAGGGAAGATATTAAATCTATTCTTGAAAAGATAAAATAAGGAGAATATTTGAATGAAGAAGTTATTGCTTTTAATCTTGATAACAGTATCTTTAGCTTCTAACAGCGTATGGGGCTTTATGGATGTTATTATCACAGATAATACACCTTTTGCTTATGAAAAGATAAATGTTACTACTTCCTCGGTTTCTATGCTAAATGAGACTTATAGGAACTCCGCAAGGGCTATTTTTCTGACGGTTGAAGATAATCCTCTGCGTTATAGGATAGATGGAGGAAATGCTACTTCTTCAGAAGGACATCTATTGTCTAATAGTGCTCATCAAGATCTATGGCTGCGTAACAGATATGCTATAAAAAATCTTAGAATGATAGGCATTGGTGGAAATGCTACAGCAGTAGTAACTTATTATTGTATAAAAAGGTAAGTGGATGCCTTTCTGTTATGACACAACACCAGAAGACATTGAGCTTAGGTTCATGTCAAAAATCGCCAGATTAGTCAAAGAGCACGGCTGTAAACTTATTGATTGTAACTTCTGGACAAAGTACATTGAAATAGATTGTACTAATGATGCAGATCAGGTTCGTCTGGCTCAAGAGATAGATAGGGTATTTTCGCAGTAGAGAGATGATGATATTTAACAAGAAAGGAGATAATACTATGAACAATGATCCTTGGGTACATAGAAGTAAGGGCATGAGTTGTGCTACTTGTATGTGGTATGTTGAAAAGGCTAAAGCCGAAGGCAGTAAAAATACTGCGCCAATAGGCCGATGTCGCAGACATGCACCAACTATGAACGGCTATCCAGTTGTTTTTGAGACTGATTGGTGTGGAGATCATAAGCTCGATGAAAATGCATTATAGCGAAAGGCTTGAGAGATGAGTAAGGAAAAATATTTAGGGATCTTAGGACTGGTTAACGCCTTGGGAAGTATCAGAGAAGAGGTTATAAAGGCAACTGCTGATGGTCATATAGATCGCAAAGAGGCTCTTCAGATTTTTACAGATTTATCTGTGGCGTTAATTCATGAAGGGTTACAGATAGCTGTTATGATTGCTCAGAGCAAAATGGATGAGTAAAGGAAAATACTTTGAACATAGAAGAAACTGTATATCCAGTTGGAGCAGATAATCCTATTTTACAGAAGCTAACTACCTGGCTAAATGAAGCTGAAAGGTCTATTCCTGAGTCTAAGTGGAGAGAGGTAGCTGAAGAGGATTATGCTTTCTATGCAGGAGAGCAGGATAGTAGAGAGGTTCTTGCTCTCCTCAAAGCTCAAAGAAGGCCTAATACTGTATATAATGAAATAAAGCCTAAGATAGATAAACTCGTTGGCCTGGCTGATCAAGTTAGGAGAGTTCCTTATGTTCTTCCAGTGGGAAGGGAAGATGAAGCCTTGACAGAGCTTATGAATGGATGTATAAAGCATTTTAGGTATACCTTAAAGCTATCTGATAAAGAGATGGATTGCTTTGAGCATACTGTCAAGAGTGGAAGATCTTTTTTATACTTTTATATAGATAGTTCTAATCCCTTTGAACCGGAGATAAAGGCTACCAGACTACCTGGGAGAGATGTTCTTGTAGATCCTAACAGTATAGCCTATGATCTTGATGAAGATGCCAGGTTTGTCTTTATAAGTAGATGGTTCAAGGAGGAAGATATAGCTGCATTTTGGCCGGAGTTCAAGGATGCAACCTCTGCAATGATGCAAGGAAGTATGGGCTTATATGTGCCAAGTTTCTTTGATGAGAGCAAGGAACTATTTAGGTTAATTGAGGCTTATTATAAGGTCCCTGAGAGAGTTGTTTGGTTTATAAACCCAGTTACAGGAAGGCCAGAGTATTTAACAAGACCTGGCTGGCAGAAGTTTAAGAAAGCTATTAAGGAAGGATTAAGGCTTCCTGATGGAAGGGTTATTAATGAAGTCCCTGAGGCAGTGGAAACTGTTAAGAAATTTATGCACTATGCTATTTTTTCAGGTGGAATTCTCTTAGAAAGCGGTTTATCTAAGTATAACCATGAAGGATTTCCTATAGTACAATATGGAGCTTATAAGAACGAGGATGAAAACAGATGGTTTGGAGCTATTACTATGCAAAAAGATCCTCAAAGAGCTCTTAATACCATGAGAAGACAGCTGGTGCATCTACTTCAGACTGCTCCAAAGGGAATCTTAATGCATGAAGTGAATGCAATTCTTAACATAGATGAATATGATAAGCACTCTTCTGAGCCTAATTTTAGATTGGAGCTTGAAAGAGGAGGGCTTGGAAGGGTAAAGTTCTCGGAGCAGCCACGGATAAGTAACATATATGCTATTCTTGATGGAGTCTTCCAGCAGAGTATGAAGGATGTAAGTGGGATACAAGATCCACTTATGGGTAAGCAAACATCTTCCAGGGAGCCTGGAGTTACTGCGAGGTTGAGACTTGAGTCTAACATAGCAGTTTTGTACATCTTGTTGAGGAACTTTAGAGCGAGCAGAATAGCTGGAACACAGAAGATGCTTTCTCTTATCCAGCAATATGTTACCATGCCAAGGTTAATAAGGATTGAGGGGCCTGAAGGTGAGAGATTAGTTGAGATAAACACACAGCTTAATCCACAAGGGCCAGGGTTTAATGATGTAAGTGCTGGCAAATTTGACGTAGTCATTGATGAAGCGGCTGAAAATCTTACAATGAAACAAGAGATTGCCAGTAGGCTTATAGAGATTGTCCACAATGAGCCAGGTGTTATTCCGCCTGAGGTTATTTTGGAATATCTGGATTTACCAGTATCTGTTAAAATGAAGGTACAAAAGTACAATGAAGAAAGAATTAGAAGAGAGGAAGAGTTTAGAAGAAAGGAGCTCGAAGCTAAAACCTCCGTGTCAATGCAGCGAAAAGAGAAAAATGCTGTACAGGAGAAGGAGGGAAAGGAAGGTAAAGGAAAAGAAGCTTAAAGGTCTCTTTGAAGTTCTTAGAAAGAGACATGATGAATTATCAAAAATATATTCTTAAAGGAGAAAGAGAATGGAAGATTTAAACAAGTCGCAAGAGGAAGGCTTGGAACCTCTTGAGGACGGAGATCCTGAAAATAAGGGTCAAGATGAGGGCCAAGACCAAGATGAAGGCAAAGACAAGGGCAAAGAAGGTTCTGATGATGCTGATGAGAAAGAAGGAGAAAAGGAACCTGGATTAGAAGAGCAGCTTGCAGCCAGGGATGCTGAGATCCAAGAGCTCAGGCAGTTGTTGAGAGAAAACAAGCGTGTCATGGATGAGCTAAGTAGTAGAGTAGAAGGCTCTGAAAAGATCCTTGACAAGGCTGGGATTCTGTCTGAGGAGGATAAAAAGGCTCAGAAAGAGCAAGATGCCCTTGTAAAGCAAAGAGAAAAAGAACTGGATACAGTTCTTGAAATGATGAGGCTTAATCCTAAATATGAGGACGTGGATTCTGTTGTATCTCAAAGTAACTTTGATGATATGATAGAAGCTATGGCCAAGGATTATGCTGAGAAAAATGGAGTCAGTATAAGGGAAGCCTCTGCAGATGTAGAGGCTTGGGTATGGTCATTAACAAATCCTTATAGGTATATGTATGATCTTATAAAGAAACATCATCCTTCTTTCCAGAAGGCTGAGGGAGGTAAGAAGAAGAAAGCCGCTGATGCTCCAGCGAGCCTGCAGAACCTTGATGGAGGCGCTGGAGGCGGAGATGTTGGCTGGACAGCTTCTAAGATAGACAATCTTCCAGAGGAAGAGCTGTCTAAAGTTCCCAGGGAGATCTACAGTAAATACCTTGCGGGAGAATTGAAGTAGGTTAGGAGCACTTAGATGGAGACGAAATTTCTAACAAATGATCCTTTAACAAGGAAACGATGGGCAAGAGAGCTATTCTCTCTCCTGCTTCCGTCTACTGAAATAGCCTATCTTATAGGGAAGAGCCCAGATAGTATAGTTCAGACGAGGACGGAGCTCGGAAAGGGAGATGGTGATCAGATAACCTTTGGTATTAGGCTTCCGTTGACTGGTGAAGGTGTGGTTGGCAGGGATACAGTAGAAGGAAATGAAGAGGAACTTCTGTTTCGTGACTTTAAGGTCACAGTGGAAGAGCTCAACCATGCTGTGTCTACTGGTGGTAGAATGGACCAGCAGAGGATTCCTTATAATCTTATGCAAGAAGGTAAGGATGCTCTGCAGTATTGGTGGGCGAGCAAGATATCTGATATGATATTTGCCCATCTGGGTGGAGATACCAGCTATAGGATTGCTGGCAAGACTTTTGCCCAGGACCCAGTCGATCCCGATGCGGATCACTGGGTTAAAGCCAATGGCGTTGCGGAAGCAAGCATGACGAGTGCAGATCTGCTTGATCTAACCATGTTGGATAAGATGAAGCAGGTGGCAGAGAATCCGAGGGCAGACTCTGAATGCTATAAGGTTAGGCCCCGGGTTCTTAAGGGCAAAAAGTATTATCGTGTTATCCTTCACAATTATGTGTTTGATGCCTTAAGGCAGAACACCAATATAGGCCAGTGGGGAGATCTGCAAAGGGCAGCTAACAAGCTACAAATGCCTGATGTAGAGATTGAGTATAATGGTATGCTTGTTAGCAAGAGTGAAAGGATTCCTCAGGTTATAAAGGATAGCACTGATAGCAGGGCTGGGGTGTTCAGGAATGTTCTCCTGGGTTGCCAAGCGGCTGTAATAGCCTGGGGCGGCGCAGGTGAATCTAAGTCTACAACAATGTCATTTGTTCCTTACGAGACTGATGCTAAGAGATTCATGAATATCAGGGGTGGTGGTATTCTTGGAGTGAAATGTGTCAGGTTCCAGGGAAAAGACTTTGGTCGTGTTGTAGGTAGTTCTTGGGGAGCACCAATAGACCAGTAGACTAAGGTAATAAGGAGCTAAGATGGCTGATCTATACACACATTCTTTTTCAGACAATGTCCGCTTAGCCAAGAGTAAGAGGTTGATAGCCCCGGCCGATGGAACCTATAATCTTATAAGGATTCCGAGATTTGCGCTGCTAAAGCAAGTATGGCTATGGGTTATAACCGCTTACTCTGGCGGTGCCCCTGAGGTTTTAGTAGGCTTCATGGGCAACGGCGAGTCTGCTGATGAGGATGGCTTTATGACCAATATAGAGTGTGATCCCACTGTAACAGGTCTTAAGACATCTATGGCAGGCACGGCTAAGTGGGCGGATGGTAAATACTTTGGAGACGCCGCAGGTGCTATTACACTTAAGACTACTAAGGGCACTACGGCGGGAACGCTGATAGTCTTTGCTGACTACTCAGTTGTTCATTAATAAGACGGAGGAATATTATGACTGTTTTAGGTGGAGATCTAAGGAGAACAGATCTTAGGACAAATGTAAGGATAAATCCTTTTTGGCTAAAGTCTGCGGAGATAAACAAGGATTCTGCGAACAAGATCGTGGCCTTGTTTTCCTTTCCTGAGGCTGGCGGAGCTTATTTTCTGCATGAGTTTGTCTTTCATGTAGAGACACTCTTTGCTGGTGGAACGCCTTCTATAGATATAGGCTATTGCACCCTGGATGATCCCTCAGTCGATCTTACATATAGCAATTATGATAAAGACAACTATATGATAAGCACTGAGATCACAGAGACAACTGCTGGATATTATCCTGGTGGAGCAATAGCTATTGATGGAGATGGTGCAGTGACAGGTACTGACTGGGCCAAGGCTAAGGCGGAAGGTTCTATAGGAGAGCTCATTATTGTAGGAGCTGATACCAATATGCCTTGTATAACGGCCGAGATTGCAACAGGGCTTACATCAGGCGCCGGTAGGCTTTATGTCCTGGTAAGTAGGCTTCAATAAGCCCTAATGGGATTGATAGGAAATAGCCCAGAAGGTTCAATTTTTGCATCTTCTGGGCTATTATAGGACTAAAGATGAATTTAGCTGAGCTAAGAGACGAGGTTGAGATAACCTTACAGGATACATCCTTTGGAGATAGGATAGACAACTGGATAAATGATGCCGTTGATCTTATAATTGATGATGCAGATTTGCCAGGATTTAAGACTATTGTAACAGTTGATACTGTCGTGGACCAAGCATATACCAGCCTTCCACTAAATTGTAATGGAAGGATTCTATATGTTGGAGATAGTGAGAATGAGCTATCTGGAGGGGTCGTCACACTTGAAGCTCTTATGGAGATGTATCCTTCTATGAGTGAAACAGGAGATGTGGAATATGTTGCTGTAGAAGGAAGTACTTTATATTATCAGCCAATTCCATCTACTGCAACAACTTTGACACTGCTTCATAGAAGAAGTCCTGTAAGGATGACAGAGGATACTCACACTCCCGAAGGGATACCTGAACATTTGCAAAGGGCTATCATTGTTCCTAAGGCCGCAGCCATCGGGTTTGGTCTTATAGAGGATGGTATTGAAGGAGAAAAGGTAAATACCAAGGCACAAGAGATTAGTTATAAAATGGCTTTGTTTGATCTTAAAAACTGGGTTGCAAAAAGGGT